CACAAGCACACCCAACTCGGACGAAGATCAGTTTGCGTTCTTGTGGAAAGGTGCCAACAAGTGCGAAGACGAATACGGCAATCCTACTGAAGTGGGCATGAACGGATTCCGAGCATACAGAAGTTATTGGGAAGAACACCCGGACCGTGATGCTGCTTGGGGTGAAAACATGCGAGCTCAGTTGGGCGATGATCGTTTCCGTCGTGAGATGGGCTGTGAGTTTATTATAAACGACGAGACCTTGATAGCACCTGCCAAACTGTTGGATCTTCAAGCCCGAGATCCTATCCACAGAACAGGGCAAGTGCGTTGGTTTGAGCCCATTCGTAAAGATCAAGTGTATGTGGTGGCATTAGATCCCAGCCTGGGCACCGGCGGTGATCCTGCTGCTATACAGATCTTTGAAGCCAACACCACACGCCAAGTGGGCGAATGGCGGCACAACCGAACACCTATTCCGGAACAGGTGCGTATCATGGCTGATATTATTAAATATTTGCATGATACCGTGGGTGATGACAAGAGCATCTACTACTCAGTGGAAAACAACACCATTGGTGAAGCAGCGTTAATCTCTATCCAGGAGTACGGAGAAGAATATATCAAAGGCTACTTCCTTAGCGATACATCTAGCCCTACCACAAGAAGATTCCGCAAGGGCTATAATACCACAAACCGAGCCAAGATCGCTGCTTGCTCCAAATTAAAAAACTTGATTGAGAGCGGGCGTATGCGTGTGAATAGTGCCAGCCTGATCAGTGAACTCAAAAACTTTGTGGCACATGGCACCAGTTATGCTGCCAAGCCCGGCGAGACTGATGACCTGATCATGGCCACAATCCTGGCAGTGCGTATGCTGGTTACCCTGCAGAGTTACTACATAGAATTGGACACTCAGATGAAAGATCACGAATCCGAGGTGATCGAACCCTATCCGTTCATCTCTGTTATGATGTAGAAGTCAACTAAATATCGTATGGCACAGAATTCAATCTCCGGCGAACTTAACGATCTGCTGATCACCCACGACTTTGATGTGGATGCACTAAGCACTAAAACTGGCAAACCCGCAGTAAACGAGCGTGGTGTTCCAGATGTGTCAGAAGCAGACATGTTTAGTTTTGACTGGGTCGGACCCACAGGCAAGAATTATGGCACTATGGTTATCTTGCTGGATCAGAACGGCGGCATGACTGTGTATTTTGGCGACAATCTAGGTCGCACCATGGATCCAGAAGACAAAAAAGCCTGGTACGGTGACTCAGAAACAGACAACCCAGGTTTCCTGGAACAGCTTAAAAACTTTGCCATTCGCACCAGCAAGATCCGTGGCGGATTTGGCTTGGAGAACTTGAGCAAACTCAAGTATGCCATCGCAGGACAAGCAGCACTCACAGAAAGTTTCTACGGCACACGCAAGGTCAGTTACTCTGGAGAGCCTACCCAAGCCAGACTCATGATCAAGCACACCCGCCCCATTGCCGAGGGAGACAAGCGTTATCGCTATGTGGAGAGTTTGTTTATTGAGACTGCGGAAGGTGAGCGGTTCCGACTGCCATTTCGCAAACTAGCCGGCGGTCGTGCCATGCTGGAACATGTGCGCCATGGTGGTACTCCTTACGATCTGCGTGGCCAGCACATTGCAGAAACAGTGACTCAACTGAATGTGCTGAGCCAGTTCCGCAGAGCACACCAAGGTCGTGTGTTTGAAGGCGCTGCCGGTGAACTAGTTACTGAGACTGACCAATATTATCAACGACTCATGCACAACTTGAAACACATGGCCACCAGCCGTGGATACAGTCGTTATTTTGAATCATGGAAGCCAGCAGATATCTCTGAAGGTGATATCATGGTAGAAGACTTGCGTGGCATGTTTGTGGAAACACGCATCGACCCACGCATAGAATCAGCTTTGCCCATGTTGGCAAAGATACAACAGGAAGCAAAAGCTATGAAAGAAGCAGATATATTTGAATCATGGGCTGCCAGATTGGTAGAAGGAACCTGGGCTCTGCCCGATACCCCGGAGAAGATGACCGAGCTCAAAGACTGGCTGAGTCAACCGCGACCCCTGGGACCTGATGCCGAAGATGTCACAGATGTTTTGTATGACCTGATCGGTGATGATGCGCTGTTTGATCAACTGGCAGGCATGGCCGAAGAGGATCCCTCAGCAGATTCTGTACCCATCGTTCAGGCCTGGATTGTTCGTAACAAAGATCAAAGTCCGGAACTGGCTGAACTGGCAGCAAGTTTTGAAACTACAGCACCTGCTGCTCCGCCTGCTCCTGAGGCACCTCCTGCTCCGGAACCCACTGCACCCGGACCGGCACAACCACCTGTGGCAGAAGGCGACAATCTTGAGACCTTTGAAGATATCATCCGCTTGTCTGGCGCACCTATAAACGAAAATGTACTGAATGATTCTGGATCCACACTGGATTACATCATAAAAACATACCAACGTGACGTCAAAGACTTTGTGCAAAACGGTGACATGAGTGAACTGCTGTATGATGCATTGTATGATTACTATCAGGATGACATGCCGTACGGTGTTAAAAAAGCTCGCACCGGTGATCCTTACGAATGGATCGGCGATCGATTCCATGATGATCTACAGGGCTCGGACATGGTTGATGAGGCTCAGCCCCAGTCCGAAATAATGCGTCGTAATCCTAAAGGATTTCCGGTCACTGCCACACCATTGGCCTCCCCGGATGCTCGCCGTGTTGGTGCCCTTGACCTGACCGGTCAGCAGTCAACGCCACAGCAGGACTATATTTACAAAGACAACCCAATAGACGCATTGGCCACTGTTAGACAGAATGCAGGAATATTAACACCAGCAGTACCAACGGCAACTAGTAAATCTGATCCTTTTTCCATGCTTTCCCCGTCCTTGCAAGCCGAGATTACCCGAGATCAGCAAACGCAAGATCAAAAAGACAGGATAGAACGCATGCGCCAGGAGATGCCCGTAAACGAGTGCAACTACACCATGGAGAACGAATACTGTCCAGAGCACGGTCTTGCTGAATGTGGGTCGATGGGCATGTTTGAATCTGAACTGGCAAGAATAAAATTACTGAGCTTGCTCAAATGACATAAATAAACTTGACACCGAGACAAAAAGCGCATATACTGCAAGGGTGTTTGCGCTTTTTCATTTGTGGCACAGGCAACACAATCTAAATCATTAGATAGGCATTTAACATAGGCAACTTTATAGGAGAAAAAACTATGGCAACTTTAGCAGAAATCAGAGCACGACTACAGGCAGCAGAGACAAAAGGCAAATCCGGAGGCAGTGGCGGTGAGAATCCCATCTACCCACACTGGAACATGGAAGAAGGCCAATCCGCAACTGTCCGATTCTTACCGGACGCAAACTCCAAAAACACATTCTTCTGGGTGGAACGGGCCATGATCCGACTGCCATTCAATGGCGTCAAAGGAGAGATGGATTCCAAACAGGTCATGGTGCAGGTTCCATGCATGCACATGTGGAACGAAACTTGCCCAATCTTGACCGAGGTCAGCCCTTGGTTCAAGGATCCCAGCCTGGAAGACATGGGTCGCAAATACTGGAAGAAACGCAGTTATGTGTTCCAGGGCTTCGTGCGTGAAAACCCAATCGCCGACGACAAGACCCCGTCTAACCCAATCCGTCGTTTCATCATCGGACCACAGATCTTCACACTAATCAAGAGTGCATTGATGGATCCTGAATTGGAAAATTTGCCCACAGACATCATGAGTGGTCTGGACTTCCGTATCACCAAGACACAGAAGGGCGGCTACGCTGATTACAACACTAGCAAGTGGGCTCGCAAAGAATCTGCACTTACCGAACAAGAACAAACAGCTATCGAAACACATGGTCTGTTTGACTTGAGCACATTCTTGCCCAAGAAGCCCACTGATGTGGAACTGCGGGTCATGAAAGAAATGTTTGAAGCATCAGTTGATGGCAAGGCATTTGACATGGAGCGTTGGGGACAATACTTCCGCCCTGCTGGCATGCAAGCACCTGCTGGTGCAGCCGCAGCAGATGTGGACGAAGATGTTCCAGTGGTCAAGGCAGCACCTGCAGCCAAAGCACCAGTAGATGCATTTGACGATGAGGATACTCCTGTGGCAACAGCACCAGTGGCCAAGCCAGCAGAAGGCAACAAAAAAGCCGAGGATATCTTGGCCATGATCCGTAGCCGTCAGAACAAGTAAGCAGCATCACACAGAGGGGCTACCCTCTGTGTTCTTTCATACAATAACAGGTAATATATGGGTAAACCTTTTGACGTTTCAAAATTCCGTAAAGAAATAACCAAATCAATCGAAGGATTAAGTATTGGTTTCAACGATCCAACTGATTGGATCTCCACAGGCAACTATGCCTTGAACTATCTTATCTCCGGAGACTTTAACCGAGGCATTCCACTGGGCAAGGTCACTGTGTTTGCCGGTGAATCCGGCGCAGGCAAAAGTTATATCTGCTCCGGCAATATCATAAAGAATGCACAGGCACAGGGCATCTATGTGGTGCTGATCGACAGTGAAAATGCACTGGACGAAGACTGGCTCAAGGCCTTGGGGGTGGATACCGGCCAGGACAAACTGCTTAAATTAAGCATGGCCATGATCGACGATGTGGCCAAAACAATCTCAACATTCATGAGCGACTACAAGGCCTTGCCTGACGGCGAACGTCCCAAGGTCATGTTTGTGATCGACAGCCTGGGCATGTTGCTTACTCCTACCGATGTGAATCAGTTTGATGCAGGTGAGATGAAAGGTGACCTAGGTCGTAAACCCAAAGCACTCACCAGTCTTGTGCGTAACTGTGTGAACATGTTTGGTTCATACAATGTGGGCTTGGTGTGTACCAATCACACATACGCAAGCCAAGACATGTTTGATCCAGACGACAAGATCTCCGGTGGTCAGGGTTTCATCTACGCCAGTTCCATCGTTGTGGCCATGAAGAAACTCAAACTCAAAGAGGACGAGGACGGCAACAAGATCACAGACGTGATGGGTATCCGCGCTGCTTGTAAGGTCATGAAAACACGTTATTCAAAACCGTTTGAAGGCGTACAAGTCAAGATTCCTTATGAAACAGGAATGAGTCCTTATTCAGGCATGGTGGATCTAATGGAGAAACGCAATCTGCTAAAGAAAGAAGGCAACAGCCTGGTGTTTGTGACCAGCGACGGCGAGATCATCAAGAAGTTCCGCAAGAAATGGGAAGCCAACGAAGAAGGCTGCTTGGATCGTGCCATGGCCGACTTTGGAAATCACAAAGAAGAGGTAAGTATCGTGGAGGAGACAGCAGAATGAATGAAGCAGTAGCAGTGGCCAGCGAGATGTGGTCAGAACTCAAGCGTTATGTAAACACAGTGGATCGAGATGAAGCAGCCGAAACAGTGGTGGCTATCTTGATCGACAACGATTGTGATGTGGACGATATCAAAGAAACCTTCAAAGGTGAACCCGATATCAAACGTGCGTTGACAGCATATCTTGACAATGACAAATCCTACGAAGACGAGGATGACGAAGATGTCGAGGAAGAAGAAGACTAT